ATTGTCCCTATACCAACGTTACCGTCAGTATCGATAATCATCCTGTTAGTGTAGGAATTATTAGCGTCATTAACCTGCCTGAATAATAACCCTTCTCCTGCTACACCAACCGCCCTCATCTCCCAAGTTCTGATATTAGCAGTTCCTCCACCTGCATAAAGTCTAATAATGGAATCAAGGCCGCTACCTGCTACTTCTAAATTAGTAAAGGGACTAGTTGTTCCTATACCAACGTTGCCGCCATTTAAATAAGAATCACCATTAGTATTTAAGTGAATTTTAGCTGTATTGCTAGCATTATAAGCAAGGTATTTCGCATTCCCGCTACTATCGTTATATAGTATATGTAATCTGTTTGTATTGTTATTAGCGTTAGCTTTACCTATTATAACACCTTGACCTGCACTTATGAAAAATGCATGTTCACCCTGCCAATCATTTTGAGCTTGTGTTCCGTGTCCACTAATAAAAATATCCCGTGTTGCAGTAGAGTAGACTTGGAGTTTAGCTGCTGGACTACTTGTTCCTATACCAACGTTACCATCACCGCCAATAACCATTCTTACATTCCCTGTGGATTTATCAGCCCCAGTTGCGGTATGAAAAACAATATCTGCTGCATTATTTGGATAGGTTGTTTGGATGTGAAGGCTACCAATACTATTGTCATACCACATCTGTGCGCCCTCACTAGTAATTGCTCCACTTGATTTTAAATTAATTATTGGATCGTTTGAGTTAGCTGTGGTTTCTAAAGTTATTGAAGGAGTGCTTTTATTTATATGTAAACTAGCTGTAGGACTAGTTGTTCCTATACCAACGTTACCATTATTATAAACAGTGAGATGCGGGTCTTGTGTATTGTCACCTGAAAACTGTAATCTTTGATTCGTGCCATCCAACGCTAATAATTGGCCCAATACAGTACCATCTGATTTTGCAAATCTTATGCTAGGTCTAGCAGAACCAGCTGTAGGATCTTTGTCTCTTATTATTAAAAAGTTAGAATTTGTATCTGTGTTTCCAGCTATTTCTAATATGCCAGCAGGACTCGTTGTTCCTATACCAACTTCACCAGAAGAGGTAATACGCATTGCTTCACTTAACGTAGAACCAGTATGCACTTTAAATTGCATATATGGACCTCCAGAAGTTGATGGTCTGCCAAAGCCAATTATTTGCGCCACCGAAGTATTGGTATTCGCCGCTACATAATCAAAAGAAAGAATCTTGGGGCTTTCTCCAAAAGCACTCGTAATTTTTAATTCAGTACCGTTAGCACTAGAGGGCGCTTCTATTTCTAACGTACTAGCAGGACTAGTTGTTCCTATACCAACGTCGCCTTCGGCTGTAGCAATTAGTACTGTATTGCTTTGCGTATTCAGTCTAACATCATCTCCAGCAGATTGTGCATTTATTATGGCATCAGTAGCGTAACTAATTAACTGTGTTGGTCTTAATTGGTGTTGATCATTGCCACTTGTATCAACAGCTCTGACAGTTCCTACTACATCTAGTTCTTTTGCGGGACTCGTTGTTTTTATACCAACATTATATGCCTCCCCGACTTTCTTAAGAGTCAGCATATTAGTTATATTAGCTCCAGAGCTTACTAAATTAAAATAAGCGACTTCTCTATCACTATCAGCCCTACCAGCATTAATCAATAACCCTCTATCATTGCTATGATTTATTAAGATCGCTGCGCCTGTGTTATCGCTATCATTCCCTCCTTGGAACCTAGCAACAAGATTGAAAGCGCCTGTTGTTGATGGACCTACTACGTGAAGTTTCGGGGTATTGATGCTTAAATCTTGATCAGATGGACTCGTTGTTCCTATACCAACGTTACCTAAATTATCGATTGTAAGTAACTCAGAAGCTTCATGTGTGATAAAGAAATCGGAGGTCGAACCTACCTTTCTGTTGCCTAAATACCAATCATTGCTATCGACTCTGAAATGAGCGACTGCCATCGCCCCACTTGTTAAACTTTCATTCTCGATCCTTATCCCATTTGCATCAGCAAGATCCGTATCATCGTCGGTGAATTTTAAATGAAGCTTTCTAGTAGGAATCGCTGTTCCTATACCAACATTACCATCAGTTCTATTTATTACGAAAGCTTGAGAAACTTGTGCCGTTCCTATTTCTAACCTATTAGCAAAACCATCATACTTCATCCACGCTTGGTGCGCTCCACCATCCGTCTCAGCGAAAGCAAGTTTACCACTGTTTGCGGAGTTTCCTGTTTCTGCATTTATTAAAATTGTTGGATCAGAATCTCCTTGGACATTTAATAAAGCGTTTGGACTCGCTGTTCCTATACCAAGTGTACCTATATTTTTTAAATTTCTATTTATATCTATAAACTGTACGTGAGTACCATCACCTATATATAAACCATTCTCAGAAGCTGTAGCACTATCTGCCCTAAATCTCAATTCATTTCTATTCGACCAATCTGTTGGATCGTTGCTAGGAAATCCATACGCATAAAAACCACCTTCCGCAGCAAAAACGACATTTTCGGAAGCATAATTTAAATTATCTTTAATAACAGTTTTAACATCACCAGCTACAATAGCAACTGTATCATCATTGCCTAGAGCAATAGCTCCATTGTTTGATAGTCTAGAAAGCACTGTTAACTCAGTACCAGATCTATCAACTTTTAACAAAGGTACTTCTGAAGAATACTCTCCAGCATCTGTTGTTGGTTCATGGTCAAACAGAATATAACCATTAGAAGTAGTAAAGGTAAGCTTGTTATTTATTGTGGTGGAGCCTATTGAGAATGTGCCGTTTATATTAGGGTTTTCTAAGTTTAAAGTTGTATTAGCACCACCTATCGTAAGTGTTACCGCACTACCATCACCTTTTATACTACCAGATTGTTCAAAAAGGACATCAACATTGTTAGTGCCGTCACCTATGTAAACATCAGACGAACCATCACCTAGTAAAACATCACCAACAGCATTACTTAATACTAAGTTGTTGCCATCTTGCTCTATTTTACCAGCATTAGCACCAGCAGTTGTTTTAAACTGGATGTCATTCGCTGCTTCTAAATTTATATTATTTAAAAATTTCGCCATATTATATCCTTCCTGATATTCGTTTTCTGTTTATACTTAACTCTGATCTTCCTCCAAATTTTGTTTTTATTTTTGGTGGAGTAGCAAAAATAAATTTTAAATCTCTTATGTAACCTATTTCTTCTTGGTTGTCACTATCCCAACTGTAACCCGCCATCAAAGTGTAAGCATACTTTTGGGCAGCTATTGTTAATGTTTTTTGCTGCCACTTTCCTGAAGCATCGTCAAACCTAACCTCATCTTTAAAACCGTTTGCCAAACTTTTCTTAACATTAGCATCTGAACTAGAGCCATATGTAGTTTCACCAGTGTAATAACATTGATACCTACCTAAAGCAGAGTTAGTATGAGGTTTTGCGGTTAAATAAGGATAGCTCCAACTACCACTTCCTTGACCTTTAAACTCACCTTTTACTATAATAGATGTGTTGGCTGGTACATATAAAATTTCTTGTCCTACTAAATAGTATTCTGATCTTAAGTTTACAACATTCCATATGTCGCCACCGTCTCTATTGTATTTTAAATTATAAGAGTTTTCAACTACGGCGTTTAACCCTTCTTCAAAACACCAATCTTGAAACTGTGACATCATCCAGTGACCACCACCTCTATAAGTTGCAGCCCTGCCATCACCACCACCATTACCCATATAGTCATTGCTATCAACAATACCAAAAGTATCTGTATATCCTGCATATACATCTGGGATCTGTTTGTAGTATTTGTTTTGTATATATGAATCTTGAAACACAACATCACCACCACCTACACCAATATAAGGAATGTTTCTAAAACCATCTATGTGAAATCTTCTAAAATGAGAGTTCGGTGCTTGGTAATACATGTACATGGGTCTCTGCTCATGATTTAATAATATCATATTATGAACTGGGTTCATCTCTCTATTGTGATGAGTCATAAATCCATAATCATCAGATCTAGTAAAATAACAATAAGCCCATTCATTGGATGGCTCGTACATACCATCGTTATAAAAGCTAGAGTACGAATTACGAGTACCGTAGTTGTTTACAAACTGAGTATCGTGATGTGAAGACCATTGCCAGTAACCCCTATCTCCAGAGTTAACAGATATACAGTTTCTATGCATAAAAGTGTGTGTATGTCTCGTGTTCATACCACCATAAGAACCATTAGGAACTGGTGAGTTATATACCACGCAGTTTTCATACTTACTTTGATAATCATATCTAGAGTCTGTGGTATATGAATTATCCCTATATCTACTATTATAACCAGCTACAAAAACTTGCGCTCTATAAAAATTATTATTGGTATTACCACCCATACCATTCCATACTACATCTTTCAAACCTATTTCTCTAGTACTGGCTCCACTGTAGTCAGTGTAATACTCTACGTAGCAAAATGCCCTTACATCAGAATCAACAGCTTTTATTTCTATTGATCTATTTAATCTTTGCACTAAGCTGCCAACTTTTCTCACATTAGCTATAGCTGGACTAACTGTCAATGTGTTTCCGCTTTTACCTGTAACAGAATACTCGCTATTGTAATCCCAATTAGTGTCAACATCGTTATTAACGTCAATATTTATAGTGTCTCCAACACTTATATCTGTTGCATCACTAATAGTTACAGTAGTATCATCAACAGCTGCTGCACTCGTAAGTACAGCGGCGTTTTTCCTAACCGCACTTCCTGATAAATGCTTTTTATCTAAACCAGTTTCGTATACCTCTGTACCGCTTGATATAGTACCAGATATGCTTGAATTCAAAGTTATAGTATTGCCACTTATAGCAGTAATAGTTCTGACATTTCTATTACTACCAGTTCCAAAAATAATGACATAACCCACTCTAAATATATTAGCATGGTCAACCACTAAAGAAGTTCCACTGGCTGAAGAAACTATAGCTTTAGGACCGACGAATTTTTTAATATATATTCTATTGTTCGCCGTATCAATATCATGAACCCAACAACCTTCGTCTGCTCTGACTCTTTGATCCTGTTGCCCAGCGTTATAGATAGCTATCCAATCACCGATACCAAAACCTGTTTCATCAACAACTGTTAAATAAGAATCTTCAACACCAGCTTCGGAAGATATTGTTGTAGTTGTTACACTATCATCACCTATAAATTTCCAAGATGAGTAGGTAACATTTTCTATCCATATACCGTGTTGGTCAGCATTATCACCATCAAATTCTAAAATTATATTGTTCCCTGTTGCAGATAATAAAGCTCCAGAAGAACCGCCACCTTCAGTAAAGTCTTGAGCAGATACGCCATTACTTTTAGAGTAATCAGTAGACCCGTTACCCTGAACTGTAATCCTACCGTTAATTCTCATTATACCATTAGTAGCAAAATGCAAATTACCTCTAACCAATATATCACCAAAGCCAGCACTACCAGCTCTTACATCAGAGTTAACAGTAACCTTGTGTCCCTGAGCAATAGTAAAAGTATCTCCATCAGCTGGAGTTGAGCCACCCCAAGTTGATGAACTTGACCAATTACCTGATTGTGTACTAGTTAATGCTGCCATCTAATTCTTCTATTTGTTGGTATTCAGATACATCCAAAGCTATTTCGAAAGACAGAGTGTCATCGTCATCTACAATAGTGTTATTATTAATAACAGCAACTATATCTTGATCTTTTGTTAAGTTAAGCTCGCTGTTTGATTTATTATACTGGATTTTTATTATCATTTAATTTATATTATGAAATTGCGGGCATTTTAGTTATAAGAACCAAGTAGTCTTCACTTGACGTTGGAGCAACGCCAAACAAAACATCTATGGCATTATCAGAATTTCTTTTAACAGTAGTTTGAACAACTTCGTAAGTTGCTCCCGTTCCGTTATCACCATAATCCAATAATTGCGTCATAACGTGTGGAGTTCCAAAGCTGTGTGTCACAGTGAAAGTTGTTGCTGACCCGTCACCTGATATTTTTTTAGTAAGCTGACCACTAATAGTACCATTGACTGTTAAGTCTCCTGAAACTGTGACATCTCCTGCAAAGGTTGCGTTTGTGTTTTCTGCGATAGTTAAAGCAAGGTCACCTAAATCATTATAATTAGCTCCACTACCAGCATTTGTAGCGTGATTATCTACATAAAATTTAATAGCTTTCGGAGCAGAGTGAACAGTGTCATTCGCTGTTCCTGCTGACCTTAAGAATATTAATGAATCATCATAAGATGCAGTCCCACTAGTGACCGCCGCCGCTGTCATTTTAAATCCAGCTCCTACTGCTGAAGCCGTATTAACTACATCGTGCTTTACCGATATGAATACTCTACCATCAACGCTTTGTACATTATTGCTTACATGCAAAGGCTCTGCTGGTTGATTTGCTAAAGCAACAGAGCTAGTCAATCCAATTTCTAATTTATGAGAAGGACTAGTTGTTCCTATACCAACGTTACCAGCGTTAAACCAACTGTCTCCTTGGGCGCTTAACCTAATATCCTCGTTATTAGAAGCGTCTAAGATAGATATCTTTCCTGAACCTACCCCATCTAAAGAATGATTAATTTTGACAACGCCATTTGAGTTTGAAAAATGAGCTATATCTACACTTGTAGTTGCAGTCGCAGCCACTTCTAACTTAGTGCTAGGACTCGTTGTTCCTATACCAACGTTACCGCCGTTTTCAATAACCATTCTGGGATACTGACCGTCAGCGGTAAATTGGAAGTCGCTGGCACTAAAATCTATTTTTTTATAAGTGCTGCTCGACCTATTATAACTAAATATTATATTTCTATTATGATTGTCTTGAGGTATAAATTCTAAGGCTGTTTGGCTATTCGATCCATCCATACCATCAGCCACAACAAGCTTAGAACTAGGATTAGTTGTTCCTATACCAACGTTGCCGTTATGGAGCAAACTCATCACATCCAAAGAAGGTGTTGAAGAGTCTGTGGTGCCAGCTAATCTAATATCTAATCTAGTATAGGGCAAATTATTAGCAACTGCTTCCTGCCTAGATAACATAAAATCTACAGCACTATCTTTTCGCAGTGTGTGTGAAGAATCAGTGATATCTCTAACTAGTCTTAAAACCGATACCGCTGTAGTATTACTTGAACTTGTAATATCAGCACCATGAACTTCTAATGGAACATTAGGACTAGTTGTTCCTATACCAACGTTACCGCCAAGCGGATTAATAGCTAATTTATAATTAACACCAGTCCCAGCATCGTGAGCTTGCATCCAAGCATAGTATCCAGAAGCACCTGTAGTACCCATATCTAGGAAGACCGTTGAACTTCCCTTTATGGAAAAAATACTCCCTTGAAAAGTTCCGCTAACCGACGGAGCCGCAGATGTACCAAAGACTTGTAATTTAGCACTCGGACTAGTTGTTCCTATACCAACATTGCTATTATATCCAACAGACATTATAGTTACTGGTGTTTGACCACTAGTACGTGCAATATTGAAGTCCATTCTGGAATCAGCAGTGGAGTTCCAATAATTTAAAATCTGGTTTCTATAGTTGTTGGTTGTATCATAATTAAATTGTATACCTTCTGCCTGTGCATTACCTATAGAAAGATTTTTTTCGGGACTCGTTGTTCCTATACCAACTTCGCCAGAGGAGGTGATGTTTAAATTACCCGCATTTAAACTAGAGTTAAGCCCCAATGAAGCCTTCGAACCTTCAGCTACTAAAAAAATACTAGTATCATCGTCAGCTACTATAATAGCACCTCTATTATCAGTAGATCTAAATTCAGCTACAACATTTTGAGAGCTTTCAATATCTAAAGGCGCACTAGGGTCATCTATTCCAATGCCAACCTTATCCCCGCTAACCACTAAAGCATTTGTTCCATATTCTCCTATGGTAATCTTATCATGGCTAGAAGTACTTTCTACCTCCACAATTGGCAAACCAGCGGCATCGTTAACGCTGAATACAGTCCCCGTGACTTCATCAGTCACCCCAAACAAACGTCCATTTGCACCTTCAACGCTGAACCTATCAAGATAATTGACTCCAGTAGCAGAGCTATTGATTTCAACACCCGCATATCCATCGTATTGTATGGCAACTCCTGAAGCATCCCCCGTCAACGTAGGAATGTTCGAAACACCCGCCGTATTCCCATCGAAATAAATCCCAGATTCTGGGGCTGTGATTATGTTTGCCATTGTATTATATTACACTTGTTTAGAGACCAAATCTCGATTTTGTTGCGTTAAAGTTCTGTAGAACTTCTGAAGTTGTTAAGGTTTTGTTGTATATTTTTAACATAGGTAATTCTCCTTCAAGGAACCAAGTGTTATTACCCCGTTGACCTATTCTCCAAATACCCGACCAGTCAAGTGCGGTAAGAGTAGCGGCTGCTGAAGTTTCTAACGCTCCATTGTAGTATGCTTTACCTCCTTCAGATTGTTTAAATGTAAAAACCACATGGTGATAGTTGCCAGATGATAGTTCAGTGGAAGTGATAAAATTTTGACCACCACTATTTGCCGCAGGTATCATCCTAATGTATAATCTACCGTTACCATCGAATCTAATCCAATGATCTATTCCACCACTGTTAGGGACTATCACCGCAGGAGAAGAAGTTGGGTTATCTGGCTTAATTATTAGTTCAACGCTAAACCCATCAGAAGAAGATACATTCGGATCTGATATTTCAAAATAATCATCTGTCCCATCAAAAGTAATTTGTGCGTTGCTGTCGAATGATGCGTTTGATACATCTATATTGGTCGTTCCAGTCAGATCTATAAGTGAGCCTGTCGCCGATCTG